AAATTTTAGAGATTTAGCTAAAAGTTGGACTGAGGCTGAATGGAATAAGATTTATGCCAATCAAGCTCAGTTTGAGAAAGATGGGGCATCAGCTGACGCTCTTTTTGTAGTTGATGCACCCTTGTCTCCCGTTCATCTTAAAACCAATCCCAAAACCCAACCTAAACACCATTTGAACATCCTACACATTAACACATTGGTAGCAAGGTTGTCAAAATTTTACCCTCGGTTTAATTTGTTGGTTAAGGTTATCGACCATTATAACACCAAGGGTATTAACACCTTGTACCAAAAAAGTTATGCAACATCCCAAGATCCGGATGTTAGGATTTTCAATATCTGCCCTTTTGGTAAGACAGGGAATTGGTGGGAACGTTACATATTAGTTACTGGTTGCACGAAGGAGGTGCGATGGGGTGTCGCTACAGAAATCACCCCTTGCGTGGCCAATTACGTTCAGGATATGGAACAACCCACAGAAGATTATGACTTCCATCAACTTGTTATCAAGCAAGTCAACTCAGGAACTAAATCTGGGGAAATTTGGCAAGTTAGTGATAGGTTTGTAGTCATACCTACCACTTGCCCCATCTACCCCTTCACGTCTTGGCGAGAACAGCACAGGATCGTTCGCGCTAGTGGTGAGCGTGTCGCTTGTGTAGCCACTTTCCATGATCACGAAGGTATGGGCCCTCATCAGAGTGAAGTGGACAAATTCCTGTCTAAACTTTATTTTAACGCCAAGCATTATATTCACAATAATGGTACAGCAACTAAGTATAATGCTAATGGCGAAATGCAAGCTGATTCGGGTAAGCTTGTAGAACACGCGACTCTTTTAAAGAAGTTTGAGTCTCGTGTTATCTCCGTGGACTTCGCTCATCCTGATCCTGAGATTAGGCAGGTTGTCACTATGGGTCACTTGAACAAGCCGAACAATGTGGTGTGTTTTGGAGTTCCTGTTTCCAAAAAACCCATCCCTATCGCGGAGACATTAATAGACGCCCCACCTGAATTTAAACCAATTCGGTTTGCTCCAGGGGAACACAATGCTTACGCAGCATGTGTCTCAAGGTTTGCCACTAATTTAGTTACTATCCCTCGAGCTAGTATCAACGCTTGGTGGGCCTTGATGGTTTTCCTAGAGGAGTTCCTTCATGGTTTTACGATGGTTGAAAAAGTTGGCAGCACATTAGATTGGATTGATAGATTTCCTTCTAATCGCGCTCGTTCATTCATCAGAACCAGGTGGGGTAGTGTGGATCACTACAAACAAGCATGCATCAAGCAAGCTGCGCGTAAAGGCCAGCAATTTGATGAAAATTTATTTATGGAACAAGCAAGAAAGATTTACACAAGGACCATGGTGGGCAGCACTAAAATTGATAGACCAGTCAATTATAAGATGATGCCAAAACATGATGAGTACACAGTCAATAATGTGACCACGAAGGGACCTAGAGCGGTTTGCATCCCAGCTAATTGGTACCTTGTGGCCCTTGGTCCTTGGACTTGGTCTTTTGGAGAGATGTTGAAGTCAGTCTGGCATAAAGACAACCGGATCGTTTATACCGCCGGTTTGAGTGCAGAAGAATTAGGCGAATTATTGTCCAGCCATGACTACTGGTATTGTGGAGATTTTTCCGGCTATGACGCATCCCTCCGCTGGTTCCATATTATGTTCCAGGTAATAGTTGCTTCCAGATTTATGCCTAGAGAGTATGTTAAACGACTCTTGTGGCGTACCATAGACTCTCGTATTCGCATGCCGAGTTTTAGGTACTCAGGTGTTGGTCGCACCAAATCTGGACACCCTGGAACTTCCTGTCTTAACACACTACTAACAGCATGGATATTTTTCTGTGCTTGTAAACTTGCCGGTGTTGAAGAATTCAAGCTATTGGTTAGCGGTGATGACACAGCACTGGCGGTTGCTCCTCAACTTTTCCCTCAAGTCACTCAGAATTTGCAACTCCTTTGTAATGGGACCGGTTTGAGGTTAGTAGGTGACATTAAACACACCTGGGACCTAGATTATAATTCCCAATACCTATACCCTGTGGACCCTGATAAAGGCACTAAATGGGTGTTGGGACCTAAAATAATTCGTGGGTCTAAAAGGTTTGTTTATGGTTATGACAGTCCTTTGGAGCGCAGTGAGCATATCAAACAATTGTGTTTGGCTGAATCACTTAATGTTGGGTTTGTTCCGATATTACGTGATCATCTTAACATTTTGATTGATCAATATGGCATTGCTGACGCTCTGGGTTCTTGGATGGACCGACGAACTAGGGTTAAGATTAGCGCTAAACAGCACCATGATTTAGATGATCAACTATGGTCAACAGTTAGCGCTTTTCGGTACGGTAAGGTGATCAGAGGATGGCAGGATAAGGAATTTTTGATCCTTGCCGAGTTAGAGTACTCTGATGATCCTTACGTAACTGACTTTGGAGATTCTCCGCATTACTCCGATTTTAGTGGCCCTTTCTTCTAAACCATCCAACGACCT